GTAATCACATCCAAAGCAGCGCGACGTTCAAATTCGTAAGTATATTCAATACCCGAACCGTGTTTATAGAAAGTAACTGATCTATCGCTGTAGCCAACTTTACGCATCGGGATTTTAGAACCTTCACCAACGCGGAAAGATTTACGATCATTTTCCGTATCTTTAGCGATAACGCGAATTAATTCGTTACCGTTAACAGTACGAGAACCCGAAATAATGTCAGAAACTTTTTCCGTCATTTCGAGGTTGTTATTCCAACGCAGAACGTTATCGATCGCATACGGGAACAAAATACGAGAACCAGGTTTGGTAGCAAATGTATCAGAAGCCTGAGCCAAAGTAACTTGGTCTCTGTAATTGTTTCTCATCGGCAAGTTCATTTTGAACATAACTTGTTCAAAACCAGACAAGCCTTTACCGTTGTTATAAGCGGCTTTTTCATCGCCTTCAGAAAGGTCAACTGCTAAGTCCAAAAATTTATCAAGGCTCAAACCAAAAGAAGCAGCTTCTTTTACGAGTTTTTCTGCCGCTAGCTTAGCTTCGCTGTCGCTTTCAGACAAAAGTGGATTGCAGATGGCATCCAACTTTCTTTTTTGAATTTCAGTAATGTTTCTCATATTATTCTCCTATTATTTCTGAAACACAACAGCAGTTGTGGCATTAATTACTTCCCAAACTTTGATGTCTGTTTTAACGCCTGTACCAGCTGCTTTAACAGCACCTGCGCCAGCGCCAACGATATAATCGCCGACAGACAATTCTGCAGAAGTTTTAACTCTACGGCCACCTTTTGTAGAAACCGTAACAGTGATACCTTCACCTTGAGAGACGCCGTTTTCAGCAACTAAAATAAAACCAACAACCTCACCACCGTCAGTAGCCAGCTTAACAGCATTGGCAGCCGAAGTATCTTGCTCTACAGCCATACCTTCCAACGAATCCATATCAGATACAGCATCCGTTAATTTGAAGGTGTGGTTGAAATCAGGATAAGTAAGGCCTTCCATAGTATAATCAAATGACATTTAATTTTCTCCTTATCTTCTGACTTGGTAAGATTCAAGTTGAACGCTGTTGAATTTATTATCTTCATCAGCATAATTTACAGCTTTTGAAACACCACCAGCCGGTACCAAAGTGGCCAACAACTGTTGATTTTCTTCAAGCATAGCAGAAATACCACCCAAGTCAGATGGAACTTCCACGTCTTTCTTTCCGGCAGCTAAAGCAACTTTCTTAACCTGTTCTTGTAAGAAGGTTAAAAGAGCTTCATTTTGTTTTTTAGCTTCGGATAATTTGTTATTCAAATCTTCGACTTCAGCATTATGAGCTTCTTTTTCAGATTCGACTTCTGCGGCTTTATCAGAAACTTCTTGCTCTTTTTCAGCAATCGCAGCTTCTTTTTCGGATAAAGCAGCTTCTAATTCTTTAACTTTTTCACTGAGATCGAGTTTCTTCTTCAATTCAGCCATTTCAGCTTGCATAGCAGAAACTTCTTCAGCGGATAAAGTAACGTTATCTTTATCTTTCATCGCGTTCTCCAATTTATTATAGAAAGTAGCTACTAAAAATTCGGGAGCTTTACCAGAAGCAGCCAAGCTCATCAACTCTCCCTCGTTAAAGAGCGAACGCTTCTTCTGAGATAGAATTTTAGGATTTTTAGCGGCACCTCTGTTCACAATGGAAATCTCAGAGAAATTCGCCAATCCTTCTAATTCCAAATGACATCCATCAACGCCAATTACGTGTCCGTTAGCACAGGTTTTATCCCACCAATTCTCAAATGTGGCGTCTTCACCCATATAATCCCAGTGGCATTCGCTACAATAAGCGTGCTCCGATAAGAACTGTACGGAAACTTCATCAAGGACGTTGTTCTCAATTTTATTAATGACTTTATCACTTTCCTCATCACGTAAGATGGCGCAAGTAGCATACATCGCGGTTGAATTATTGTCATCGATAGCTAATCTTGCAGAAAAAGCACGCCCAATATTAAGATCATCGTCATTGTGCATGATGTGAATACCAATGTTTTCATTGGTGTTGTTAATTTTATCTGCCATAGACGCCAATATATCGGTGTCAACAACTGCACCATCATATATGGTTCCTTGATGCACAGCTTCTGTAGATAATGCTCTACATTCAAAAACGTAAAATTTAGAAAGATCCGCCTCTTCACCAAACTTCATTTTGAACTTTGATGTGAGTTCTTCGGTCATATCAATTTCTTTAGTCATACGTAATCCTCATATTCATCTATTAAAAAGGTTAAGTTAGCAGAAAAAATTTTTCAATAGTTTTTTTTAGTTGAAAATAAACTATTTAATTGTGTTTGATTTTGAATTTTCCGCTCCGTCAGGTGTTACGCTCTTACCCATAGAGTTATCTTTACTTGTTGGATTCGCTTTATTACCATTCGGAGAACCTTCATCGTTTAACTCGTCACCCTGTTGCTTCTCGGTCCAGAAACCTGTTCCAGACAATTCTTCCGAACCTTCAGGTGCTAAGAAACCGTACATCTCAATATTATAGTATTCATCGCTAATTTTACCAAGACTGAGGTCGTTGAGAAGTCTACTTTGCTTCTGGATTCGTAAGCTCTCCAATTCGAGGTCAGGACGAAGCTCTGCATGTCTAAACCAAACTTTAGCTCTACCATCAAAACCAGACATGCGTAAAGCTAAAGTTAGAATTCTACTCATAATATCGGCGATAGGTCCATTCACGGATTCAGCCGAAAGTGTAAAGATTCGAGATTCAACAGAAGCTGTATTTACACCGGCTTCGCCTCTACCTAAAACTGTGGCCACAACTTTCAAACCAGCTTGGTTTTGTGCATTAAGAGTTTCAATAATTTCTGAAACCTGCAAACCAGATCCAGGCTGCCTTTGATTTAAGATTGATGGTTCAATCGAATCTGTGTGAGCAAAAGGTTGATCAGGTCTGATGCCATCGAACTTATTCGCAATAGAAGTTAATTGGTTATTCATCCAATTAGTGAACTCTTTTTCGTCATCTCTCAGTTTCTTCGGGGCACGATTACGAATAACCTCCTCAACTACTTTTAACGTAATTCTAGGATAACCGACAACTTTCATAATGCGATATAAGTCGTTAATCACCACTTGGCGAGCAGCAATAGTGTTAATAGCTGACGTGAAGAACGAGTAGTTATACGGACTCGTTGGATTTTGTTTATAACGAGCTGTAAAAAATGTCGGTATATCCAAACTAAGATCTTGAACATTATCTGTCGTTTGAACAGGTTTAAATGTTCCAGACGCTGTTTCTTTAAACTTAACAGTGTTCATATCGACGTTGCGAATCTCATACGGTTGCGCTGTTTTATCAAACACCAGTTCGCAGCCAATGGCTCCACGCATTAAAAGCATGTAACGTAAGCCTTCCAAAAATTCTCTGAGTGACGGCTTAGATTGGAAACCAAGTGAATAATCTGAGATCTCAAATATTTTATAAAGAATCCCTTCGAGAAGTTTCTGCCCTTCAATGGAGGTTTCACCTGCTGAATCAGTGACTTTATACAACATTTCAGTGTCAGCTGTTGTGAGGTAAGCGTTAAGAGCTGCTGATACGTCAGGATCAGTATGCAGAAGTTCAGCTACAAGTTCAATGCTGTTATCTGTAAGTCGTGTTTCCGAAATATCGTTAAGATGCTCAACATAATCCGGCATATCCAGTGTGTCGCTGGTTCTAGTCGGATCGAAGGTGTCTGTATATGAAGTGCCGCCTGCTGAAGTTTTCTTTTTAGGTAATATGAAATCGAATAGTTTGTTTAAGTTTGTAGCCATTTTTACCACCGTAACCGTTTGCTCGTGTGTTTAACCCTACTACTATCATAAGTAAGTAAATTGTCATTGTAAAGAGTTTTGTTATCCCGATTCGCACCTATAATGTCAAAACACTGCCTGTCATCAACTTCTCCTAACGAATTTTCGTAATCAAATATCTTCCTAGATACAAATGCGTACGAGATAGAATGGAAGGCGTGATCCTCCGTATCTAATTTAACCCATCTAGGAATTGCATCTTTTTCTAATCCATCATCTCTCCACATATTTCTAAGGTGAGTTATGATGGTGTTTTTATATCCAACATAGCCAAACATTCTGAGCTTGTGGGTAACTATTAAATCTCTGACATAATCTAATGCGTTTGTACGATTGACTTTATAATAATCAATGTTTCCATCTAACTCGGTATGCGGCTCAACAGTTCTCCCATCGTGATAAACAGCCGGCATAATTCTACCGTTGGAAATATCTCTCAATGAATTCGATAAAATGATTTGTGGGTGTCTATCTATACATCCACCAACAATGTTATACATCGTTTCTAATTCTTTAAATCTATCCAAAAGTCTATCAAACGGAATTACCTCAAAACGGACTAAATCGGCATCGCCAGTTATTATACTGATCGTAGAATTGATTCCGACGTCGCATCCGAAAAAACAAGGTTTGCTCTTGTCTACATCAAGAGGTCTCTCATCAATCATACACATCTCAATATCTTTAACTTCAAGTCTGGTACTTGTATCTGAATAACTCTCCCCAAGAACGGTATTTATACCGCGCCTAATCTCGCCACGTCTTATATAATCGGACATTGTATTCACTAAATACTTTATACTCAAAATATTTGAACTGAAAGGTCTAACTTGATAACCTCTAATGTTAATTCTGTCTGGATAAGTTGCAACCCATTCCCTGTCCGCATCATCTCCTAATTCCAAAGGTTTTCCGCATTTAGAACATTTAACATAAGCATTATCTAAATCAAGACAGGCTGCTATATCAGGAGTAATATCATATGCCAAACTTTCAACACTGTCTGGTAGGTTTGGAATAAATACGTTTTCACGAGAATACATTGGTATTTGCCAACAATTACAATGAGGACAACGGACGAAGTATTCTCTCTGATCGGAAGTTTTAAAATCCTTATCTATACCATATTGTTCCCAAGTAGGTGTACTTAAACCGAATCTATATTTATATTGTGAGTGTTGAATACGAGAGTTAACTAAAGCTAAGAATTGAGTATCGCTCAAATCATATTCATCCAAGTATAGCGAATCCACAGATAATGATGTCGAATCCCCCTCGGAGTTACCGCAGATGAACATATAAGAATCTCTTAATTGTATAACGTCATTGTTTCTAACGCAAATTTCCCCTCTATTGACTGGGAAGTCTCTATTAAATATAGGCAAAATACGAGTTTGTGTTTGTTTTTTCTTCATCGTTAAATCAGGGAACGCATATAACGTCTTGACACCATTATAATTAGCCATAAAAGCTATCGCTCGTCTAATTGCGACTTCTGTGAGGCCCACTTGAGAGAGTTTCTTTACATATATCGTAGGGTGAGGATCGTTTATTATATCCTCTTGAAACTTATGATTTTTAAAAGAAAAAGGCACGCCTTGAGACAGAGTTGTGTTATTAGAAACCCAATCCGCGGTAGATTGTTTTGTTCTATCTTCAATGATTCTTTTCTTTAATCTATCTAAAAATTCGTTACTTCCCACTTAGCCTCTCCATTCTTGAATTGGATATTCTGTCAGATTATTTTCGATAATAAATTTATTTCGAGCATTAAGAGCTTCTTTTTTAGTAGCGTAACACCCTAAAGTTATTAATCTATAATCAAGTCTTATTCTAGCTCTCCATTTACCATTATCTGTTCGTTTGCCAACTCCACAGTATTTACTTTCATTGTTACGATAAACTCTTCTATTTGCACATTGAACGTGTCTATTAACCCATCTACAATTGCTCGGTTCATAGTTTCCATTAACGTTTATCCTATCTAACGTCAAACCTTCTATATAACCATTTTCTAAAGACCATCTTTTAAAAGATTCCCAATCATTCTTCCATTCATCACAAACAGAAATACCTCTCTCACCATATTCTAAATAATGAGAACATTTTGAATTATAACATCTGTTAATCATATCTAAATAAGATTTCCGTAATCTATTACCCATAAACCCTCTGGATTTAACATTACAGCCACAAGATTTAGTGCGATTATTTCTCAAACTATGTATGTTGACCACCGATTCGTTACCACAATCACATTTACACCTCATTAAACACCAACCGTGCTTATTTTTTCCAACGCATTCGATTACTGTCAGTTTTCCATATTTTTTTCCAATATAATCCTGTGGATTTAATTTTTTTGCCATTTTATATCTCCATATAACTCATTGTAATTAAAGGTGGAAATCCTGTGAGTTGCAGGGTATTCGAGTCGTCACTCTATCCACCTTTATCCACAGACTATACACATAAAAATAAAAAAATGCAAATAATTTGATTGACATTCCAAAAAGTGTAAAGTAGTGTAAAGGTGAAAGGAGGAAATTCTAATGATAAACATTAAAGAATATCACAATCTCTTGAGGCAATATAAACTGGAAGAAAAGAATGGACACTTACTTCTGCCTGAAGAAACTAACAAAAACACTATTCACAAGATTGTTAAAAAGTTATTCAGTGCTTTAGATGATCCAAGAGCTGAGAATCCGAATTTCAGACTTTATAAATTAAGAGGTTTTTGTAGTCATCCCAGATGTGTATCCCCACAATGTTTCTTTTTTCGTCTTAATCCCTCTATTCAAGACACAACTTTGGACAGAGAAGACATAATAGACATTGCTCAAGATATGGATTTGGAAAGAATACAATTAATTGGTGCAAAAAAATATTTAGAGGAATATAATAGCACACAACCTGACATTTTAAAGTTAAGTCAAGCTGACTTTAAACTTATACTAGCCTATATGATGAAAGGAAACAAAGATGCTTCTTAAAAAAATTAGCATTTCAGAATGTGCCAGAGAGTGCAATGTAAGTCGAGTTACGATCTACAGCTACATTAAAAAAGGCATTGTAACTCCTCGTGAAACCCCTGGTGGTAAGAAATTTTTTACCGAAGAAGATGTTGAAAAATTGAAGAAAGATCTCAAAGATGGAATATAAATACCCTGACATTTCAATAGAAACGGTTATGGCTCTGAGGGTTTTAATCAAAGACATACGTGCTAATCGTAACCTTTTAGACAATTCACCGTACGACGAAGTAACAAAGCAAACTTTAAAGCAATTACTTTCCGGCAGTAGTGAAGAAACAAAGAGCGAATCCAAGAAAATTACCGATTTAGACTATGAAGCCGAAACAATGTCTTTGTATGAAAGTATCAATGAAATCAATGACTTAGAGATAGACGCTAAAGAAAGAATCTCTGTGATTAAGCTGAAAACATCTATTCTCCAAGATTTGTTGAATATGATGAAGGACTCGAAGAGAATTAAAGAGATTAACCGATTCGAAGAGACGGTATTTAATATTTTAACCGAAGATCAGAAAAACAAGTTATTAGAGTTAAGCTAACGTAAAGAAAGTAGTAAAAATGCAGATATTTAAAGAAACTGCCCCATATTATTGGGAAAAAGATATGCCAGTTGTGCCGTTGCATCACTTCAAAGCTGTAAACGCTTCTGGTACAAAACTTGCTAAAAGTCCGTGTGTTGTGGGTTGGCAAATGTATCACGACTCTATGCCGACTGGGGATGAAAGAGAAGATTGGTTAAATCGTTACCCTGACGTAAACATAGGTCTTGTTCTCGGTAAGCAATCTCGTTGTATAGCGTTGGATATTGACTCTGAGATAGAAGCTGAAGTAGCTCTGATCAAATCCATTGTTCCGACAAGCCCGTGGGTTCGTATTGGGAAAAAAGGCTGCGTAATGATGTTTCGCTATAGCGGCGAGCAAACATTTCGTATTAAAGATATTACAGGTAGGACCATCTGCGAGCTTTTATCCAGTAAGACACAAGTAGTACTGCCGCCAAGTTACCACCCTGACACTCAGCAACCGTACGTTGCTAATTGCAATCTTTATGATGTTGTAGATAGACTTCCGGTTCTGCCGAAAGACATCGAATCCATACTTAGAAATGGGTTAGAGAACCAGTTGGGTGTTCAATTAGGGCATTCCGGTTGGACCAGAACGATAGATTTTGTATCATCGGGTTCAAGAGATGTTAAAATGACATCAGTTGCGGGCATTTATGCTCACGCCGTACTCCGTGGGGAGATTACCCTTAAAGAAGGCATTGATATGATGCGTGCTTGGGTTGCGACACAGACGGAAAGAGTTGCCGGTGATGATGTTGACGCAGAAAAAGGTGTCAGAAACCTCGTTAAATTCATGATGAACGATGTTCTCGGCCAAAAGAAGAGAGTTTTACCTAAAGGTTGGGATAACGGGTTAACAGAGGATGAGAAAAAACAACTCGGGATTGAGGTTGATGAGAACTGTATTTCTTGGGATTTTAACAAATTAAATGATTATTTATGTGATAAAATCGCTGAAACAACTATGAATTCTGCTGAAAGAAACGAAGCTATAGAGTTTGCGATTGAAAAAATAGCTCGTTCTCAGACACTTTCCATGATTGAAGAAGAAAAATGTCTCAAACACATCGTAAACACGAGTAATGATTTGTCGATGGGGACTCTTCGTAAACGCATTATGGAGATAAGATCTTCGGGTATCACCGGTAAAAACCACACCGAGATCGCCAAAGCCGTGTTAAAAGACATAAACGACATGATTCCGATATATGAATCGGTTGATCAGAGTGATGATTTTCCTTCTTTGCGTTATTATAACTCTATGTTTTGGCGTTGGGGTGGTTCTCATTGGGAAAAACTCGAAGAAAACGAGATTGAGAAGGTAATTTCAAACGAATACGGAGATTTACCTGCTGCGTCGAAAGCGAATGACCATCGGGGTATAATTCACGTGATGAAAGCTCTCGTGAGGCAAAATTTAGTAGAAAGTCCGGCTTCGGGCGTGAATTTTGCGAATGGATTCGTAGATGTTTTCGGACAATTACACAATCACTCGCGTAAATATGGGTGCACATACACTTTGCCTTATTCTTACAAGAAAGAATTAGCAGATTTAAGCAACGCACCTAAATTTGCGGCATATTTGAAGTCGGTTTGGGGCCAAGAACCTGACTTTGAGCAAAGAATCAAGACATTAAGACAAGTTATGGCGGCCACAATCTTTGGTCTTGGACCATCGTTTAACCGTGCTATCCTGCTTTATGGTGTAGGTGGGAGTGGAAAATCGCAGCTATTGACCATAATTCGCAGACTTTTACCACCTGAAATTGTTTCGGTTGTATCCCCTTACAACTTCACTGACAAATTCATGGTAACAGAGCTTTCGAATAGCGTCTTAAACTTGTGCGGTGAGCTCAGAGAAGATGACACGGTTGCCGGAGACACTTTCAAGCAAGTAATTGATGGTTCTCCCATGCAAGGTCAATACAAAGGTCGTCCGATCTTTAACTTTGTCCCGAAAGCAACACATTGGTTTGCGAGTAATTATTTACCAAGATCGAAAGACAGCTCCGAGGGCTTCAACAGAAGATGGGTTATCTTATCCTTCAACCGGATTGTTCCTGATTCAGAGAAAATACGAGGCCTTGGTGACATAATTGTAGCTGAAGAACGAGAAGCGATCACAGCCTGGTGCATAGGTGCGATGGCAGAACTTAACTCGGCGTCGGATTACGACTTACCTGATTCGCATTATAAATACATTAACTCTATGACAGCGGAGAATGACTCGGTTTTTTTCTACCTAACCTCGGAGGAAGAAGGTCCGAGGGCATACGACGAGGGGGAAATACTATTACAGAAGCTATACGAGACATACCGAACGTTCTGCTACGGGAAAGTAGGTGCAAAGCCTGTAGGGTTGAGGAAATTCTTAGCGAGGCTAAGCGAACTGGCCATAATTTTTGGATTCTCCGTCGACAACTCAAAGGTCGTTGGACTCACACTGGACAGGGAGAAGGGAAAGATTGTATCGAGGGTAAGGAGATAAAGATATGATGAAAACAAAAGAAATATACATCGATGAACCTTATAGAGAAGTACGAATTTACTTTGACACCGAGAACCAAAAGCGTATCCACGAGTTAGCCTACAAATGGCTCGATTCAGATGAGTACGTCACTTTTCATAAACTGCTAGATAAACTTTCGAGCGAATCCCTTATCCTCTATGCCGATATAAGTGGTTATTTTGATTATGATGACGATGATGGTGATTATAGTGACGGCTACGAGGCTCGGGTAGAGGAAGAGAATTTCTTGCAAGAAAACTTTAGATATAGGCACGGACTTTTAATCCAAAAAATTCAGCAAATGGGTTATAAGTATGGATCTCATAAAGACGACGTGCTATCAGAAAGTGAGCTCAAAGAGCTACTTTATGTATTGGAGGGCGAATGCTTATAACCATTCAAATTGATGATGTTGTAATCCAGGTTGCTGATGCCGAAATTTCTATCGAAGAAGTGGAAAACGTAGCACTTGACGTTTGGAAGAGAACCAGAGTTGGTGACGAAGAAGATGAGGAGACAATAAATTGATAGTATTAAGCCTTTTTGACGGAATATCTTGCGGACAGGTAGCTCTGCAACGTGCTAATATACCTGTGAGTGTGTATTTTGCCTGTGAGATTGATAAATATGCCATTCAAATAACACAAAAGAACTTCCCAAACACAGTCCAATTAGGAGATGTTACAAAAATAGATTTTTCCAAATTAGTCGGCGTAGATCTCGTAATCGGAGGCTCGCCCTGCCAAGACTTATCCATAGCAAAAAATAACAGAAAAGGTCTTGAGGGAGAGCGTTCAGGTTTGTTCTTTTGTTATCTAAATGCGCTTCGCATCATAAAGCCGCGTTATTTCCTACTGGAAAACGTAGCTTCTATGACGAAAGAAAACCAAGAAATTATAACAAACCTTCTTCGGGAGATCTACCCTGATACAAAATGTACACTTATAAACTCAGCTCTGGTATCGGCCCAAAATCGTAAAAGACTTTATTGGACCAACTGGGATGTTGAGCAACCTGAGGATAAATTGATTTATTTCAATCAAATAATGCAAACCGACAATTTAGATAGATTTTATTTTACGGAAAAAGGTTATAAATCCTTGGAGAAGATTATGGAGAGATCCAAAACCAAGAAATTGGGATTTAGAGATATGATAATGCAAAATCCAACCTGTGAGAAGTTTTACAACCTTGACGCTAATTATCATAAAGGGTGCGACGGTAAGAGGAGTATGATAAAAGATCCAATTAACGGTAAATATAGAATGGCCACACCTTTAGAGTGCGAACGCCTACAAACACTTCCGGATAATTATACCGAAGGTGTGAGCAATACCCAAAGATACAAGTGCCTCGGTAATGGATGGACAGTTGATGTGATCGCTCATATTTTACGACAGATGCCGTAATATGTAGATAGAGTTTACATCCACAACCCCTGGAAATATAAACATCCTTGGAAAAATTCTCCCCAGTTGGTTGGTGTTACCATTAATTTTCTATAAGGTTTCAATTCCACCCAATAACAAGCGTTGTATACAAAAGCTACACATAACCCTATGAAAATGAACTGACATCCTAATAAAAGACTTATAGGTATCAACCGAACGGTTTTGCAGAGAATGAGTTGCCAGAAACACCATTCACGCCCGAATTCTTCAAAACCTCTTATTTTACCTAACCAATCTATAATCTTTTTATAGGGAATCTTTCTTCCTTTAGCTAATTCTTCATCTATGTAATCTCTGCTTTCTGTTCCACACTTAAAGCCAGGGAAATGACCTGTCGTCTCTGCTAAGATGAGAAGTATCGTTGCAACAACAGTAAATATAATTTTATTCGGAATGAGAAACGCGAGGTATCCGTGATAATCCTTTAAATAGATTACAGGCGCATATAATAATGCACACAACAACCATTGAACTCCTCTTTCTTTGATAACAGGAACGTCACTCCAAAAGCCTCCGAGTATTCTTCGTAATAAACCTGCTAAAAAACCCATTTTTTATACCTCCCGTTGTTTTAACGTACGTTCTTTTTATTCAAAAGTCAAGCGACAGATGCCGTAATATGTAGGGGGAGGTGCCGTAGGAAGATATGCCGTAAAAAGAGTCAGGGTATGTATTATAAAAGATATGTACCCTGTAACTTTTTTAGAGCACGAGATACGTAGCACTTAACACTACTTTACACTTTGATTTTAAAAATTGCTGCGGATAGAAAATGGCACCGCGTCCCCTCCGGCGGGATAAGATTTTTATTATTTTACACCCCTCCTTTTGTCTATATTCCTAAAAAGCGAATCGCTGAGTCAGCCCCATAAACCCTTGATTTTACTATATGTTTTTTATAATATACATTGACAAAAATGTTTTAAATAATCTTATAAAATAAATTTATAAATAAGAAAGTTTTTACTTGACTCTTTACAATGTATATTTTGACACGAGTCGCGTGGATTCGTTGCATAAGAAGTTTATAAGATTATTCTTATGTTACCTGCTCTCTTGACTTTCTCAAAAATAGTGTTTATATATACATTATCAATTGATAAAAATTGATATAACACAAAACAACATTTTTATAGAAGGAGTCTTAAAATGATTAACGGAAAAAATAAAAATACCAATCTTAACACTGATTTAACTAACGTTTTAGTGGATAATATACTGGAGTCAACCGCTTCTATTATGTATATAAGGCAGGCAACCTATTTTTATTTAATTAAACTTAACGGTTGGAGTCGTGCTGATTTAAATAGATATATACGCAACCGCGCTAAACTTTGCAAAGTCGACTTGAACCGCGGCGTATTAAGCAAAGAGTCTGCCGTTGCGGATTATTGCATAACACAAAAAAGCACGTTATTTAATAAAGTCGATATCTTAACCGATAAAAAAGAATCTTTTAACGTTATTAAAAAAATTGCTGATATTATGCGAAATAATCAATTAAAATATAATAGCTTAAAAGATATCTTAACCGATAAAAAAGAATCCAGCAAAGAAGAATCCAGCGAAGAAGAATCCAGCAAAGAAGAATCCAGCAAAGTGGAGTCAATATCCTTAAACAATGTTATTAAATACATTAAGCAAGCCGACTCGCAAGCCTTAACTCTCATTATAGCAACCGCCGAGTCAATGTTACAGGATAAAAAAGAATCCAGCAAAAAGCAAAAAAGCAAAAAAGCGGCTTAACCTAAAAGCTAGGTATGATTCCTCAGGAATCATACCTAGCTAACCTTTGCAACCTAGATGATTCCTAGGAATCACAAAAAAATCCGGTTCATAAAAAAATTCGCCCGATTAAAAATCTTGGCGATGAAACATTTTGTCTAAATCGGAATCACATTTTTGAGCCAGCGATAAATTAATGATTCCCAGGAATCACAAAACAATGAAAGGAAACAAACAATGAGAAACTATGAAATCAAAAACGTAACGCAAGTACTTGAATTATCGCCACTTCCTGAGCAGAATCAGAAGTCGTTTTACGGGAAAGCGAAAGTATACATCACGCCGGATTATCAATATTTGACCTCTTATGATGAGGTTATTTGTAGAAAGTCGTCAGAAGGTCGTGTAGAGCGAATTTGGCTCGGCAGCACCACCACTACCCGAAAACACATTAAGGCGTTCACAGGGCTCTTAAAACGCGATTATGACCTATGTCCTGAGGCGGAATTATAACACTTGGAAAAATTCTCGTCCCCGACTCACGTGCCGTATAATTGGTCCAGCGTTACATTTTCATAGAAACGTGACATTGTAACCGACTCTCGGCACGTAGTGCGAATGCCAGGAACGAGTAGGGGAATCGTGGCATTGTCACAGACTCCGCAATACCACGATTCCATCTCAAAACGAAACCAAAATCGAGTCTGAAATGAATCCGAAACCGAAAATCGGCGTTTTTGCCACTAGAAAATAGCCCTGCCAAGAACCGGATTTTTACGTACAACGAAGAATCAATGACTTAGCTTAAAAAAAATTACAATTTCGGAGCTAAGCCATTGAAAAAACTGAAAAATCAATTTTGTTTTCTGTAAAGCTATTTCTCGGTTCCATCGAGCAGTGAAAATGAAATATCAAAATTTATATAAAGGGCGAATAGACCTATTTAAACATAACGGACTCAATTCTGTAGATTCAAACACTTAACCTCAAAAGTGGAAGGTCTAAGTGTAAAGTAATGTAAACCAGTGTAAAGCAAAATTGTTTACAATGTATATCTTTTTACTTTACACTACTTTACAGAATCGAGCTCAAAATGAAAGGAAAATGTATATGTTTACAAAATCAATTTTAATCTTATTTGGTGCATTGGCGTTTGCGATGCAATTTTTAATGGTATTGACTCCGGACTACCAAAATGGTGCTGCGGTGTCATTTTTCACCTACTGGTTTGGGTGGTAAATTTGGACAAAAACTAAAATGATTCGACGTAGAATCAAAAACGATTCCTAGGAATCAGATTTACGTTCTTCGGACTTCGGTCTACGGTCTACGTCACTCTACTACGGTTCACGTATCATTAAAATACGCAAACTAAATTTTACGTGACACAGTGACACAGTGACACAGTGATTCTTAGGAATCAAACTAAACTTTACGTGACACAGTGACACAATAACGCAGTGATTCTTAGGAATCAAAATCAATTTATAAATGAAAGGAAAAGACAATGTTAAACGATAAGCAATTAGAACTCCCTAACATCATTGATTATTCAAAAGATAAATGGGAATTAAAAATAAAATATGATGAGTTTACGGATTCACCTCGTGAATGGGATAATCTCGGACAAATTTGTGTATCAGATAGATGTAGATATACAAATGATGAATCTGGTTTCGGGGGAGATGACGTATTAACTTGGTGTGATGAAAAAAAGGATTTAGAAACCCTTGAGAAAATGGGTTATATTGTTTTACCTCTATCTTATTATGACCACAGTGGAGTTAGCATTTATGTTGGTGGTAAATGTGATGCTTGGGATTCAGGAAGACTTGGCTGGTATATTGTAAGTAAAGATAAAATCCGTAAAGAATATGGTGTAAAACGAATCTCTTCAAAGCTCCGTAAGAAAGTTGAATCTATAATGGTAAATGAGGTTGAAACGTTTAATCACTATATCAATGGTGAAGTCTATGGGTTTACTTTGAAACATAATGACGAAGAAGTAGACTCTTGCGGTGGATTTTATGAAGATGATAATGAGTATAACGGATTCATTAGAGATATGTATGAGTATTTTCCGAGCGAATTCACAAATGCTTTCACAGTAGAACAAGCAAAAGAAATGGCTCAATATCCGTGGTAAGAAAGGAGTATTAAAATGAATATAAAATGTGAAAAGATTTTATCGTTATTAGAATCCGGAAAAATGGTTCGTGTCAATGACTGTGATATGGTTTTGACTCCGAACAAGGATTACATAACCTGGTTTCATTTTGGCTCAAGTGCCAATCGCAAGAGTGCTGAAGAAGTGTATAGGATTCTGGTTCTATTCGCAAATGATGGGAATATGAGTGCTCCCGTGTATATAAATGAGGACAGAAGTCATTATTTACCAAACCCAAAATTAACTTTAGTGGAGGTGTAAAATGTCTAGGTTTGAAGTAGGATTATGGTCTGGAGCAGGGTATCAATTATCAGTTTATGAAGTTGATGCTGATTGTGAAGAGGAGGCTTTGGAAAAAGCGGTAGTTCAAGTTGAAAACGAAGGCTCAATCGGATTGTTTTGGGACGAGGTTGAAGATTTGGAAAAATTCGAAGAACTTGGTGAGGTGTTATATGTAGACGCAACTATGGAAGGTGCTATGTATCCTCATTATGTGGACGCAACAAATTTAATGATAAGGAGAATTGAAAATGAAAAAGAAACAAATCAGGTTTAGTGCAACCTCGAAAGAGGAGTTGGAAAAGCTAGTGAATCGGTTTTATTGGTCGAATGGGTATTACTTAGACGAGTCCGATATGCAAATCAAAAATAAATTGACTGGGAAAGTATTGGATTATTACTCGGTTGAGGTAAAAAATGGAAGATATAGAGTTTATAGACAAGTGGAGGTGTGAAATGACTGAAATGAAATCGATGGCAAAACGAATTGAAGATTGGGTGGCTCGGAATTACGGTCAGAGTGAGGTAGAAAATCCGAGTTGGGATATTGAGAAATTGGCAAAAGAAGTAGAACTCATTGATGTTGTCAGCTTAAAAGAGATTCGGGATAAGATTTATAAAATATCCGGCAGGCTCTATGATACCACAATGGACAATGTGGACGCAAGTTTCGCATTAGATTTGGTTGTCGATGAGCTCGATGACATAATTGAGAGTTGGAAATAACGATGATTCCTAGGAATCAATTAGAAAACAAAAGGAGAATTAAAATGACAAAGTTACAAAAATGCAAAAAACACATGTTCGGGAAAGACATTTACTTACTCGGAACTGACGAAGACGGAATCAAATATTGGCTTGAAGAACCAAGTTGGGACTGCGGTTGGTATTGGGGTTTCGGATATATAGAAACATATACAAACAATCGGTGCATTGAACAAAGTAGAGATATTCAATCTCATCAACACGCTGATCACTTCTATTCCGAATGGTGTGAAAAGGTTTTAAAATCAAAAACATTTTCAAACGATGAGAAATGGGCTTTATGCGAACTGTTCCAAAACTTCTATACATTAAAAGGTTTAGCTGAGACTCAATATCACAAAGGTAAAGAGGATAATTGGACCAGCGAACGTAATGGGTTTGATTATAGAGAATTGCTCCGTGAAGATGTGAATATAAATCGGGATTGTTTGCCATTCGTTATGGCAAAAATCATTTCGATTTTAAGTCCTGATGAAAACGAAACAGTTGAGTTTCTGGAATCAAAATATGTGGGAAAATTGAAAGGTTAGGTGTGAGATGTCAAATACAGTTTTATATGCCGTTATCGGAACTTTTGTGAACGAAGATAACGATGTTGTTTTAGATTATTTCGATAATCTTGAAGACGCAAAACGATTCGAATCTGAATTTGAAAGTGAAAGTGAGGATTTGGAATTTACTCGGATTTATAAATTAGTAATGTGAGGTGCGAAATGAATCCGATTAAATTTGAAATTGTGTTACCGGAATTTAATTATATCCGGAGAGCATATTGTGGTTCGAGCAGAAAATCTCGGCGCAAATTATTGAGAAAAATTTGGTTATTTATGAAAGGTTAGGTGTGTGATGACAAAATATAGAGTTCCAGTTTATATCAAAATCGACGGCGCAGTCGAAATTGAAGCCGAAGACGAATTGGAAGCCGAAGAAATCGCCTGTGGAAATATAAGGGGTAAATTAGCCCACATAAATACAAACGATTCGGATAAAATTTTGGACTTTGAATTTGATTGTTGGGGAGAAACTTATCTGCGTGATGATGAATCTATTGAGGAAGTAGAAGAAATAGAATAAATGAAAGGAGAATCGAAATGACAATGTTGAGCAAAAGACAAGTAGCGAATTGTATCGCTTGGATTTCAGAGTTGAAAGATAATAAAGCCCTTGAATGTTATATTAAAACAGCTGAAGAAACTCTCCGTGATTTCCGTTCCGAATACATCGAAAAATTACGTAAATCAATCTTAGAAGATTACCCTGCTACAAATGCAAAAGAATATGAAATTCTCGGGCGCGCAATTCAAGGTTGCAACCAGATTTCAACCCTGGAAGATGGTTCGGTGTATAACGGTTATAACTACGGTAAAAAGAACACGAACGCAACTTGGCAAGCCGGAAAGTTGATCGATGACGCAATTAAGATTTTAGAGGAGAATCGAAATGAATAGTATAGGAACTTTTTTGGTAGTGATTCTTGTTGTAATGGCTTGTGTTACACAATGTAATCGTGTGGAAAATAAAACCGAAACGGAATGTAGCACAATGATTGTTCCTGTTGGAAAATCAGCAGTACCTATTACAAATTGTAAATCATAATGAAGATTAAGTTTAAAGTTGACATATAATTGAAAGGAGTTTAAAATGTATATAGTAACAAATTGGAACTGGGGTTGGTATAAACACGAATACGAGAAGTTTGATGATGCGGTCTATGCTTATTGCCAAGAAAGTCAGATTGCAAAATTAAATTACAATCCCGAGCCATATATCACGGATGAAAAAGGAAATAAAATTGAAGTATAAAATATATAGTGCTGAAGAAGTCCGCAGAAACAACGATATTCCGTTAGGTGTAAAGGTTTATTTTACAACTGGAAACGAAGACCGGAATCTTTATGAAATATCAAAGATTGGTTACATCGTAAAGATTCCGAATCCGTTTCCAAACAAAGATCGAGTTGAATTTAAAGTTATACCGGAAACGGCTCGGAGCAGGTTAAACAAGTTATTAAAGGAGTTAGAAAAGGAATGAAAAAGAAATGTAAAATCATAGACTGTCGGTTTTTGTTTGACGCTATACGTAATCACGAGAAACCGCTGTGGATTGCCGGAATGATACTTGGACTAGATATTGGAATTGACGCAAAATATAAGCTCGGAGAGTTGCTGATAAAAAACAAAATGGCATTCGATTGGCTCTGTTACAAACTATATGGAGGTGGAAACGATGTTGATTAAGAATAAAGAATTTGAGCAAATAGTAAAAGGGATAGATTTTGAAAAGAATCCCGAATTAGAATCTATCGTTGATGAAATTGTAAAACGATATGAAAAAGACAATAAAGTGAGAGCCGATTGGATTAAAGAAAAACGAGCTCAAAATCCGGAATATGGGCACTCAAAAGAAGAAATCGAAAAAATTAGAAAACGCAATAAAGGAGAAGAAAAATGACTGTAATATTGAAAAGAAAAGACTCTTGGTATAGACCTTTGTATTATGAGGATAAGCAAATAGGTCAAATCAAGATTTACGACGGAAAAGGAAATATGTTCGCTGTTGGCCGAGGTTGGCTGGAAGATTTGAACTATACAACTGGTCAAAAAGATATAGTTGAAATGGAATTTGAATCTTTACCGGTGAAGAGAAAAATTCCTGCCGACTTTAATCAAAGTTTTGTGGCAAAATCTGAACGCTGGGACGGAGAAATGGTTTGGACACTGTTCTTATACGCTCCGGACTTAAAATCCTCTCTACGGGCAGAAACAGAGAAATTTAGCCCAGATACAACAACCTATTGGAATGATGTTGAATTCAATTTCAATGGTAAATTGATTAAGATTACGGTTTTCGATCATTCAGAAACAAACGAACTTGGTAAGAAAGCTGAGAAGTTGAAAGAAGAAATCTATAATAAAACCGGTGTGGAAATGAAGGTTTATGAGTTGGCTCGTATTATGCAAAATTATGATATAAAGCCGAAGAAAGAGAAAGGAGAGTAATAATGGAAGGACATTGGGGGTTTAACAAATTGGAAAAATATAATGAAGAATATTTCCTAGAATCTGACACAGAATTAGATTCCTTATGTCCTTTCACAAAACCTAAATGGTGCGAATGCCCCCATTATACGGTTGGAAACCCTGTGAAGAGCTGGTGGAACACAGTGCCTCAGATTTATATAAACGAATCGACACAAAGTTTTGAATTACCGGAGGGAATTTCGATCAAATCGGGAACTAAATGGATTTATTATTACTCTGGAATTGAAACAGCTCGGGAAATAATCAAAGATAAAGTTATGCTTGTCACAAATTATATACCTCTTGTTGTTAAAAATTTCATGGCGGATGGAAAACAAAACAAATTCCTACAGCTTTTACTACCTGAGGTTGATAAAATTGGCCGCTCAATTATCTTAGAAACTGGTGGTGTCCGAGTTCCGGTTGAAAGTTTTGTGCAAAGGGTAGATATTATTTAGGAAAAAACTTGACTTTTAATTAAAAACAATATACATTGTAAACGAATCGAAAGGAGAATTAAAATGAAAAAAGAAAGTAAATACGGAGATGTTGAGAAATTGTATCGCTACTGTATGAAGTGGGGGTTAAATTTTACGTATTCGGAATCGAAAGAATTTATCTCTGTTTTATTTGGTTCTAAGAACAAAGATAGTAATGGAGAAGAAATGTTGTTTTCGTATAGTAAATCAAAAACATCTGATTACACTGCTATTAGAGTTACAAATAACCTGGTAACAAAAGAATACAAGAACGTTGATAAAGCATTAAAGGAGTTTGAGGACTATGACTTGCTTAGAGAAAACAACACATTATATTAACTGCATGTTGTTTTATTTCGAAAATATGATTTATGATGAATCGAAAAAGGATGATAGAGCACATTATATCAATGAGCAAGTTGATAAAGTGTTCGAATTCGAAAAATGGATTAATCGGATTTCTGATGAGGAAATTATGTATGAATGCGATTATGATTCCGAGATAACAGCTAAAGATATTCGGGAAGGCGTTAAAACCTTAATTAAGAAATGGGTTAACGATAATTGTGAAAATTTTGCGAAAGGAGAATGAAAATGAATTTGAAACAGAAATTGAAAGCTGCTCTGGAAGATGTAGAAATTGATGTTACAGATTTATCGTCTTATAGAGTGAGCAGAGCTACACCGGCAGGTCGTCAGTTCGCAGGCCCAAGTGAATCCGAATGGGATGAAGATGAAGAATGGGTTGCTAAGATTGAACAACTTAAAATCGATGTAGAAAATAACGGAGTATTTGCTTGTGTTAATTGTTCAGATGTTACTGAAGAAATGTTAGATGAAGATGAAGACACTAACAAATATACCAACGAAGCACTTAAAATTTTAGAGGAGATGGAATAATGAAAAGAACAGAATTGTTACAGAAATGGCTTGAGTTAAAGGAACAAGAAACGAAAGCTAAAGACCAAAGAGTTGCTTTGGAAGAGCAAATTTGGAATGAATTTCAAGAAGATGCTATTAAAGCTGGAAAAATGTCAGGAAGTGTTACCGAAGATGATTATAAGGTAACAATAAAAATCAATGCAAAACTCAAAGTTACGGACGAGAGCTTAGTCCCTAGTGGGGTAGATATTTACAAAACTGTAGTTGATGAAAAGAAACTCATTGATTTTGAGGACGAACCTTGGGTTGAGTGCGTATACAACAAACCAACATTTACTGTTGTTAAAACGAAATAGGATAGTAGAAATGTTTGGTGGAATTGTATTATACGGACTGTTGTCAATTCTTTGTTGGATATTTCCGTATGAAAAACCGGAGAGAACAGGGTCGTCAAATAGTCTGAAACCTAAATATCGTATGAAAGAAGTTGAGAATGAGGGAGAGTTGTTCTTCACAGACGCAACAGATTTCAACGAGGCATTTAAATTTTAACTAGAAACGAAAGGAGAAAATAAATTATGAGTGAAAGCGAAGTTGGTGGAATTAACGTTGATAGATTGAAATCTTATGTTGAACGCATCGAAAATGTTTTATCTGAAATTAAAGAACTTCAGGAAGACGTGAAGCAAATTAAGATGGAAATAAAATCAGCTGGTTACGACGTCAAAGCTATTAACGCAATTATTAAGTTGAGAGCTATGAACAAAAACGATCGTGATTACCAAGAAGAAATGCTCAACGTTTACCGTAAAGCGCTAGGTTTATAATTGAAAATGAACGAAATTCAGATTAAAATTGTAAACAACATCATTTCGAAATGGCGGAGAGCTTTACTCTCCGCCAAGACGGAAGATGAAAAATCGGAAATAAAACAAGAAATAAAACTGTTGGAGGAAAAATTAGAAGATGACCGAAGAATTAGAAATCGAAGTAGGGGATCAAGTTAAGTTTGATACAAATTGGTATACTGTTAAACGCATTCGTGAGGAACAGATTAAAACGATAAAAGCAGGAACAATCATATACAAAAGATTGTATTTCAAAGAACCACATGCTCCGGTTTATTTCCACGAGGTGCAAACTTGGCGCAAGAAAGGCACTGGAAATGGCTAACCCAAATCCGAAACCTATTGTAAGAACATCTATGCTCAGGGAGAAAATCGATGTTAATTCAAATTTAACCCCTGAGCATAGTCGTATAGGTCAATTATTGTTCTTCAAATTTGAAGAGCTCTGTTACGATTATGTTATTATGGAAAAGAAAACGGGAATGGGACGATCGAAAATCAAAAGAATTTTCAATGGTTCTCAGGATTGGACTTTATCCGATATAATAAAAATGACTGAAGCCCTTAATATGAAAGTGAAAGATTTATTTGAATAAATAGAAAGAAAGGAGGTGAAATAAAGATGAAGCAAGGTTTTGAGTTACGTGATTATCAGAAAAAGGATTTGGAATTTGCGTTAAGTAGAGATAGAAGTTTGAATTTATCCGATCCATCAACCGGAAAAACGTTCGTTATGACACGCCTTATGTGGTTACGTTATTTGATGTTTGGCTGTAAATCGGTTTGGGTTATGCCAACTTCTATTATGCGCAAAAACGAAGATGATATTTTTGATTCAACTGATTTTACTAAAGACGATGTTTGTATCGTATCTGGTAATAAAGAAAAAAGATTGAAACTTTATAAAAATGAGAATATTAAGGTATTTATTATATCAGCTGACACTTATGCTAGAGAATGGTCAATTTTACTTGAAAATCAACCTGAAATCAATCAAGTTGTGGCAGACGAAGTTCACGCATATTGGTCGACAACATCATCGAAAAGAACTCAAGCTATGTATGCTTCATCTCGAAGAATAAAATGGTGGTATTTTGCAAGTGGAAGTTTGATAAATGGAAGGTTCTCTAGTGCTTATCCTGCGATTGCTGTGTGTGAACCTAGATTCTATATGAATTATCAGAATTTTATCAACTACCACGCTGTCTATAATGCTTGGGGACAAATTTGCGGTTGGGGTAGGCCAGAAAAGCTGAGAAAGATATTTCAAATGATAGGTGTTCGGCATACAATTTCAGAATGTTATCCAAACAATCCTGAATTTATTGTTATTCCTGAGAAGGCGGAAATGGATGAAAATTTGAAATCAAATTATTTGCAAATAGAGCAAGAAGCCTTATTAGAACTTGAGGATCGTAACTTGGATCTGGGTAATCCGATGGTAAAAGCTACTCGTGCCAGATTATTGTTATCAGCTCCAGAGAGTTTGAATTTGGAACGTAAAGTTCAATTTAATGGAAAAGACAATTTACTCCGACTTCATCTCGAAAATGCAAAAGAAGAAGGTGCTAGAATATTAGTGTTTTCGTGTTTTGTTGCAGAACAAGAGAGAACCAAAAATATTTGCGATGAAATGGGAATAAAAAGTGCTATTATGAACGGAAGTGTATCTCAAAAGAAACGAGGTGAAATTGATGTCGCTTTCAGAAGTAATGAAATACAAGTTCTTATTTGCAGTCCAGAGGTTGCGAGTTATGGGTTGAACTATGAATTTTGTAAGGAAATTTGCTACCTTTCGATTCCTTATCAAGATGGAACTTGGAATCAATCTATTATGAGAATATCCCGTGGAACAAGAAAAACTCCGGCTCTAGTTTATATACTAACATACGGAACGAAATGTGAATCCCGCATAATTCAAATTGTAAAACGCAAGATGAGGGAATTTAAATCTGTATTTAGGTTGACAGATGAAAGTTAATATGATATAAAAATAATTGGTGTGTGAAATTATATAAGTTTGGTTTAATATGCCCGTCTATTTTCACACACCATAGACGGGCATCTCTTTTTTTTTTTATAGGTGTGTGAAATGATTATAAAACATAAAGACGAAGATTTAATGGGGAAACGATTCGGAAAACTTGTCGTTTATGGAATTGAATATAAATACGACTCAAAAAATCATAGAAAGAGATTCTGTAAATGTCACTGTGATTGTGGGAATGATTGCTCCGCTAGAGTAAATAACATTATTTCTGGGGTAGTAAAATCCTGCGGTTGTATGAAATTACATCCACGTAAGCGAGATAATAAAATTTTATTTTCAGATGGAGAACTAATAGGAAAACGATTTGGAAAACTTACGATTCATAACGTTGGTCATAAATTTTTTGGAGCTTATAATAAACGATACGCACATTGTATTTGTGATTGTGGTAAAGAAATAGATGTTAGAACTAGCGATTTGTATTCTGGAAGAACTAAATCTTGCGGGTGTTTCAAAGAAAAGAGTATAGTAGAATCTAATGTTTATCACGGACAATGCTATAGTAGATTATACAGAATTCACTCTAATATAATTGACAGATGTTATAATGAGAAATCTAAGATTTATAAATATTATGGAGGAAGAGGTATTAAAGTTTGTGATGAATGGAATGGTAAATTAGATAAATTTGTTAATTTTTATAATTGGTCTATAAATAATGGATATAATAGCAAGTTAACAATAGATAGAATAGACGTTAATGGAGATTACAGTCCAGAAAATTGCCGTTGGGTTGATATGCACATTCAAAATGTGAATAAAAGATTGCAAAAGAGAAATAACTCAGGTTATGTTAATGTATATTGGAACAAACTTAATAAAAAATGGAGATCTTATATTACAGTTCGTGGTAAACGATTGGAAATTGGTTCTTTCAAATCCAAAAGAGAAGCTCTAGAAGCACGGAATAAGTTTATAATTGAAAATAATTTAACTGAATATAAAATTCAAGAATGGAAAGGAGAATAAAATGATTAAAGAAAAAATAGAAGCTAATTTTGACACGAAGGAGTTAACTACCATAACTGATATTGATGATACCAATAAAGAAGATTTTTATGAGTATGTAAAATATGTCTGTCATAAAAATGAATTGTTAGCCGAATGTTTATATTATTTTTCATTAGTGGATGACAACCCACCTCTTAGTTTAAAGAAAAGAATTGAAGATCATTTAAAAATTAAAATTGGATAAGAAAAGGAGAATAAAAAATGAGTAATATAGGTTCTTTTATGACAAGCGCTATTTCACCAGATATTTTCTATGAAATAAAAGAGATTTTTGAAAATTCGCCAGATATATTTGACATAAAAGTCATATCTATAGGTGGTCGCAAAAATTATGGTTTTATTTGCGGTAAAATATCAACTTTAGGTTTAAATGAATCTGACCATTTAATTATGAAACATTTGGCCACATAAATGAAGTATTGAGCAGAGGTCCGAATGATAAGATAAACATATCTGTTCATAACGAAAATGGCTCAACAGTAATTTTCAAATTGAGCTATAATTATCAACTTGAGTATACTGTATACGATAACGATTTAGTTGGAGTTAGAACAATTTATGACTAATAAGAAAGGAGAATGAAAAATGAGTAATTGTGAAGGAATTTTTGAGAAAAAAGAAGAAACAGGAGAAGTGAAAGCCGGAACAGCTCTTGTGTTTTCGTCAGGAGAATACTCTGATTATGGTTTCGGTCAAGTATATGTCGCTGCTTGTGATTTTAATTACATAGAACAAGCTAAGAAGTTTTGGTTCGAAGAGACTGAAAAAGAATACATTAAGAAAGGAAGAGATTTTTGGGTACATGTAACTTCTTTTGATTTCGAGAATTTTTTAGTTAAAAATGGTTTTCTTGTATTGTGCCAAAATCAAGAGATCCACACCGGAGATTATGATTTCTTTGATGAGGATGAATGGAAGAAAGAATTTAAAAGACAAAAAGATTTAGATTCAGGTAAACGTAAGGTTGAAGATGAAGTTAGAGAGCTGATAAGAACAAACTTTAATTGCTATATACCGAACATCGAGGTTGA